CTGTTCAAGCTTATGATTTAGCTAACATGAATCAAATGTCTCAAGCCAATGCTCAGGTAGGTGCGGACGGTCAGCCAGTAGCTCTTGGCTTTTCTTATGATCCAGTAACTGGAGAGTATGTAGAAGACGCGTCTGCGTTTGGTCTACTAGGCGAAGCAGCTTTAAGTCGTTATACTCCTGAACAGTTTAATACTAAGTACGGACAATACACAACACCTTTTCAAGCACAAGCTTCTGCGCCTGCAGCACCTACGTATAACCCTGAAGACATTTTAAAGCAAGCAAGCGGTCTTATGGATGTTGATCTTGCTAATGATTTAAACGGAGATGGTAGAATAACTGCGGCCGATGCACTAGCTGCTGCTAAAATACAAAACATAACCACACCTACTGCACAACAGGAAACTGCTGAGCCTGTAGTAGGCCCTACACCATGGGTAAGCGGTGGCGCTCCTAATCTAAATGCAGAAGGTATTGACTTAAACAAACAACTAGCTACTAATACTTATGGTGGTGCTTTAAAGTATTCACAGCTGTCGCCAGCAGATCAGGCAGTTGTAGATGCTCGTAGAACAGTTGAAAAAGCAAGTAGCCCTACTGGAGCTACGCCTTACCAAGGTGTAGAGAGACAAGACTTTGGTGTTGGTACGCAATATGAGACACCTGAAGAAGCGTTGTCTGCTTTGCCAACCTACCTTGGAAGTTTGTCACAAAAAAGTGAACCAGTAGATGAACAGTATAATCTTCGTAACTATGATCCTTCAGAGTTTGTAAAAGCTGGGTTCACATCTACTCCCGGAAGTGTCAGTAAAGCTGCTTCCGTAGACTCTGCTGTTGATTACTTAAATAAAAACAAAGTTCCAATGTCTAAGGAAATTGACGGAGAAACACGTTATCTTACAACAGGTTTAGGATCTGATGTTCTTTTTGAAACTATTGGTGAAGAAGGTGGCCTTAAAACAGAAGGCGGTTATAAAGAGCTAGGCCCTGTAGGTACTTATAGTACAGTATATGTACCACCAGTAAGCCCGCTTAATGATCCTATTCTACAAGTAGTTGGTGCTTTTTTACCTCCCGTTGCTCTAGCCACTACAGCTATGAAAGCTGTTTCAGGGGAAACACTACATGCAGGAGACTGGCTGAAGTTAGCAAATGCTGGCTTAGAGCAAGCGGGAGTTATTAAACCTCCTTCAGCAGGCGCTGGTGGTATGGGGCCAGTAGACAATGGTGTTGGTTTATTTGACACCACTTACGAGCAAACACAAAACATAATGGAAGCAGCAGCAGCCGCCGGTAGTGATGGTAACCCTGCTGAAATTTTAATTAAAGGCTTTGGCGTTACTGATGATGTGCTTGATAGCATAGGCTTAGATGAAGCAGCTTTTGATGATTCCATTGTAGATTACAAAGGTTTTGTAGAAGGTGTTGAACAAGCAGCTTCTCAGGTAGCCGGTGGTGATAGTATAGAAGATGCTATTAAAGGTGGCGTACTGGATTACGTTGTTGAGTCAGCAGGTGACATAGACTTAGGTGTTGTAACGGACGCTGTTGAAGCCGTGGGTAGTTATATTGATGACAATATCTTTCAGCCTATCATTGAGACAGTTGGAGACATAGACTTAGGTGAGTTTGAAGACACTGTTAGAGACTTAGGTCGTGAGTTTGATGATGAAGTACTACAAGAGATTAAAGGAGGCATTGAAGAATTTGCTCCACAAGTAGAAGACTTTGTTAAGACTGTAGGCGGCGCTACTGTAGAGGCTGTAGAAACTGTAGGCGGAGAAGTTATAGACGCTTTGGAGCCTATCGGTACAGCTGTTACAGACATTGCTAAAGTTACAGGTAAAACTGTTGAAGATGTTTTAGAAGGTGTAGGTGATATTGCTGGAGAACTTAGTGATGAAATAGGAGATGCTATAAAGGCAGGTGGCGACGCCTTAGAAGACTTTATCGAGCCCATTGGTAAGACTATTGAAGATATCGCTAAGACCACTGGGTCTACAGTAGAAGACGTGCTTAAAGGCGTAGCAAGTGTCGGAGAAGACATTATTGGAGAAGTAGGTGATGTAGGCCAAGACGTTATTGACGCTCTTAAGCCATTAGGGAACACTTTGGAGGACATTGCTAAAGCCACAGGATCTACGGTAGAAGACGTTATTAAAGGTGTTGTTGATGTTGTTGAGACAGCAGGCGGCGTTACTGCTGATGTAATTAAAGAGGTTGGTGGTGAAGTACTTGATGCTTTAGAGCCTATCGGTACTCAGTTAGAAGACATTGCTAAAGCAACAGGATCTACTGTAGAAGATGTGCTTAAAGGTGTTGCAGGTGTTGGTGAAGATGTCCTAAGTGGTGTAGGTGATGTTGGTCAAGAAGTTATTGATGCGTTAGGCCCGTTAGGCACACAGTTGGAGGACATCGCTAAAGCTACCGGATCTACAGTAGAAGATGTCATCAAAGGTGTTGCTAAGATTGTTGAGACATCTGGTGGAGAAGTTATAGATGCTTTAGAGCCTATAGGCACGGCTATTACAGATATTGCTAAAGTTACAGGATCTACAGTTGAAGACGTCTTAAAGGGCGTAGGGGATCTTACAGAAGATTTAGGTACTGGTCTTGTAGACGCTATCGAAACGGGTGGAAAAGCTTTAGAAGACTTCATTAAGCCTATTGGAGAAACCGTTGCTGACATCGCTAAAGCCACAGGATCGACCGTAGAGGACGTTCTGAAAGGTGTAGCTGCTTCCGGTAAGGAAGTTATCGGTGAGATTGGTGAAGTAGGCGAAGACATTATTGATGCTCTTGGCCCACTTGGTTCTACACTTGAAGACTTTGCTAAAGCTACAGGTTCAACATTAGAAGACGTATTAAAGGATATTGGCGGCTTAGGTGAAGACATCTTAGGCGGTGTTGCTGATGTAGGTAGTGAAGTTATAGATGCTGTTAAAGCCTCTGGCCTATCTACTGAGGGAATGTTGCAGTCAGGCTTTGAAGGTTTATCTGCACAACAGGCAGCCCAAGCAGCAGACGCACGTAGGCTAGCAGTAGCTACTAGAACAACGGATAGTTTATTCTCCGACTTCAAAGGTTTTGAAACAGAGATAGGCGGTACTCCAATAGAACTTGTTGAATTAATACAGAGGAACAGAAGATGACCTATCTACAACTAGTAAACAGTGTGCTGCGTAGGTTGCGAGAAGACCAAGTAGCAACTGTAGAACAAAACAGCTACTCCTTGCTTATTGGTGAGCTTGTAAACGAAGCTAAAGAAACTGTCGAAGATGCGTGGGACTGGACAGGTCTTCGTACTACTATTGTTGTGCCTACAGTAGCAGAGACGTCTACATATACTATCGTTGGCTCACAGAACAAACTAAAGATCTTAGACGTAATTAATGATACAGGTAATGTGTTCATGGCTGAGCGCGGTAACAGCTGGATGCGTAACTTGTTCCTTAACAATGATGCTCCAAAGAGTCAGCCGCAGTATTATAACTTAAAGTCTTTGGATGAGAACGGTGACAATGTGTTTCAGGTGTATCCTATCCCGGACAAAGTATATGACTTAAACTTTAATGTTGTACAACGTCAAGGTTACTTAGTTGATGACAACGATAAGCTTAAAGTGCCTACAAACCCTGTTATATTGTTAGCTACAGCATTGGCAGCAAGAGAGCGCGGGGAAACAGGAGGCACAGCCGCATTGGAAATGTTTGTACTGTCAGACAAGGCTTTGTCAAACGCTGTTGCTTATGACGCTGCTCAACATCCCGATGAAACTATTTGGACATCTGTATAATGGCTCAAGAACTCAAGCATGTAACTATCTCAGCTCCAGGATTTTTGGGTATCAATACTCAAGATTCTCCTATTGGCTTAGACCCTGCTTATGCTTCTATTGCTGACAACTGTGTTATTGATCAGCTGGGTAGAGTAGGTGCTAGGAAAGGCTACGACTTACTTACAACTAACGGCCCTGATGTTTTAGGAACAAGCCGTGGCATTGAAGCAATGGTTGAATTTGTTAGTCGAACTGGCGTAAAGACTGTATTTTCAGCAGGTAACAATAAAATATTTACAGGGACTACTACTTTAGTTGAATGTACACTTCCTGCTGGCTACGTTATTACTGACAACGACTGGAAAATGGTGTCTTTTAATAATGATGTTTATTTCTTTCAAAAAGGTCATGCACCCTTAGAAAGCATAGAAGGTTCATCAACACTAACGGTTTTACCCACAACGGGTGGCAACTTAGCTCCTCAAGGTAATGAAGTATTAGCCGCTTATGGTCGTTTGTGGACATGTGATCTTGTAGATAATAAATACACTGTCTATTGGAGTTCCTTGCTGGCAGGGGACGACTGGAACGGAGGTTCGTCAGGCTCTGTAAATTTGACTACTGTGTGGCCTAATGGTTATGATGAAGTAGTTGCACTTGCAGAACATAACAACTTTTTGTTAATTTTTGGCAAGAAAAACATTGTTGTTTATTCGGGAGCTGAAAGCCCTAACTCAACCTTATCACTCCATGACACTATTGAGGGTACTGGTTGTATTGCTAGAGACTCTATACAATCCACAGGTACAGACTTGCTGTTCTTGTCTAGTCGTGGTGTAATGTCTTTAGGTCGTCTTTTACAACAAAAGTCTTTGCCTTTAAACGACATAAGTAAGAATGTACGTACAGACTTATTGAGTTTAGTCTCAATTGAAGAACAGTCTAATGGACACAGACAAGCAATCAAAGCTGTTTATAGCCCAATAGATGCTTTTTACTTAATAACTTTTCCCGCAAGTGGCGTTGTGTATTGCTTTGATGTTAGACAGCCTTTAGAGAATGGTTCGTTCCGTGTGACTACTTGGTCATCTTTAAAGCCAACAGCTTTCTTCTTGTTTGTAGAAGATACACTATACATGGGACAAGCTTTAGGTATTGCAAGATATAGTGGTTATCTTGATGGTGAAGAGCAGTACCAGCTACGTTACTTTAGCAACCCGAATGACTTCCAAAGTCCTGCTAACTTAAAGTTCTTGAAGAAATTTAACTTGACTATTATTGGTGGTCAGGGTACACCAACTACACTTAATTGGGGCTATGATTATACCTCTGCTTTCACAAAGCAAGAGTTTACTTTTGGTTCTAGTAATATTGCAGAGTATGGCTTATCAGAGTACAACACTGACGCTGAATATTCTGCATCTATTGTTATACAAACACCAAAGGTAAATAGCACAGGCAGCGGTTCCGTTGTAACTGTAGGCATTGAAGCTGAAATTAACGATGCTGCCTTTTCTATTCAAAAAATTGACATACTTGCTCTTATAGGGAGACTTATCTAATGGCTTTAAATCAATCAGCTTTTAACCAAGCTTTAAACACACCCAAGCAGAATGTAAGCCCTACAGGGTTTAATCAATCAGCTTTTAATACTGCTTTAACGACACCTATGCAAAATGTAAGCCCTACAGGGTTTAATCAAACAGCTTTTAATACTGCTTTAACGACACCTATGCAAACCCTACAGCAGCCAGCAGCGTCCAGCGGCGGCTTTGACTTAGGCGGCTTTGCACAGGGACTCTTGGGTGCTGGTGTTGACTATTATGCAGGACAGCAGGACATTGACGCACCAGCTCAGTTTGGTCAACAAGCAAGCCAAGCAGCGCAACAGCTAGGGCAACAAGCAGTACAAGGTACTACCTTTAAGCCTTTCTCTGTAACCACGGGCGCTGGCACTACACAGACGGACGCTCAAGGTGGCTTTAACTTGGGTCTATCGCCTGAGCAAGCAGCAATGCAAGCACAGTTGACACAGCAGGCTGGTGGTTTGTTTGGTGGAGTAACTGGCGACATTGGTCAAGCTAGTCAAGACATTTACAGTCAGATTAGAGCGTTACAATCTCCTGAAGAAGAACGTGCTCGTTTGCAAATGCAAGAGAACTTATTTGCTCGTGGTCGTGGTGGTATATCCTCTGCACAGTATGGTGGCCAAGGTGCTGAAGAATTTGGTTACAATCAAGCACAACAGGAAGCCATGAATAACGCAGCTTTCCAAGCTCGTGCAATGGCGCTGGGTGAACAAGAGCAGATGCTTGGTTTGGGAACAGGTCTTTTAGGTCAAGCATACGTCCCACAGCGCGAGCAGCTTGATGCCCTTACCGCTGGTACTCAACTTGCTAACATCGCAGGCACAGGACAACGACAGGGCGCTCAGCTGCAAGCAGAGCTTGGCGGCACAGGTCTTGAAGCTTTGTTGCGTAGTTATGAGTCAGGTTTGCAAGGGGAAGCAACACAACGTAACCAATTGGTTGACCTATTGTTAGGTAGCGGATCTGGTGCAAATGCTGTAGAAGGTTTACTAGGTGGTTCAAACTTAGGAGGTTCTCTTGGCGCAGCAGTTGGCGTTGGAGACGCACCTACACCTCAGTGGATTAAAGATTTAGGCAATGATGCTAAAAGCTGGTTAGGACTTTAAGGAGAATACTGATGGCACAACAAGACATTACAGGTTTATTAACGGGTATTTTTACTGGCGATCCCGTTGCTCAACAACAGCAACTTTTGAGTCAAAAAGCAGTAGCACAGAACCCTAATCTACTAGCTTCAACACAAACTCAGATTGGTCGCGCACCTGCGCAGTTATCACGTATGCGTCAAAACGTAGGTGGAATGTTTGGTCAGGACTTACGCAGTGCTGGACAGAAAGTTCAAGAACAACTAAAAGGTCTAGACGTTACTAAGCCAGAAGGACAACAACAAGCTGTGTCTTTAATTTCTCAAATTGACCCTGCTAGAGCATTGGCCTTACAAACACAGTTTAACGAAAGAAACAAAGCAGAGCTACAAGCCGCTGCTGAATTTGGTTTGCAAAAAGATAGGTTAGATTATCAAAAAGAAAGCTTAGCTACGCAAAAAGGTCAGTTAAAGGTTTCAGATAGGAAAGCAATTAGAGAAGCCACAGCAAGCGCTAGAGAAAATTCTGATAGAGCACGACAGTTAATATCAGTCGCTAAGGATTATGAAAGATTTGAACCTACAGGCGGTATTTTAGGCTACGGTAAAGATAAGTGGGCAGAGTTTACAGGTACTCAAGGTGGCGAACAGATAGCAAAAGCTAATTTTGACTCTTTAAAAGCCTCTGTAATAGCTAACAACCTGCCTCCTGGAGCTGCTTCCGATAAAGATGTTGCTCTAGCTTTGAAGGGCTATCCCGATACTAGTTATAATGCTGAACAGTTATCTTCTTTCTTACGTGGACAGGCTAAACTTGCAGCTATTTTAGCTGAACGAGAAGATGCACGCGCTGAGTACATGTCTAAAGATGGTTTAGATGTAGGTTTCTCAAATAAGTGGTCAGAAACTTTACAAGAAAAAGGCTTTGACGAGAGAATTGCTAAGAAATACGGCCTAGAGTGGACGCCTAGTGAAGCTGTTGATGCTTCTACGCTACAAGGTGTTCCCGATGTGAACACACCAACGCAAAGAGAAATAGAGTTAGGAAACAGGCTGACAAGTAGAGGATCACGCTAATGGTTGATAAAACGTTACCAAACGGTCGCATAATCGCTAACCTTCCAGATGGTATTTCAGATGAAGATGTGAAGCGCGTAGCTCTTCTGAATAACTTGGCAACTGAAGAGGACTATAACAAGGACATAAAGACGGGTTACGACGCTTTAGGATTTACTGGTGAGCTAGGCGCTGGAATAGCTGGTTCAATAAAAGGAGCCAGTATGGGAGCTGTGGCTGGCCCTATGGGTGCTTTTGCTGGAGGCATTGTAGGAGGCGCTATAGGTGCTTTTGTTGGTAGAGGTGTTGGAGAATCTTTAGAAGCTTTTGGAGAAGATAGAGATCCGAACGCAGCTAAGATTATTGATCAATCTTGGGATGCTTTTAAGACAGACGCTCTTTTTGGAACAATCTTCGGCACTGCTGGTAAGGTAA